TTGCGGTGCCAGATGTAGGGGTTCTGGTCCGGGTTGGCCACGGTGTCGTCGTCGGCCAAGGTCTGCGGCGTCTCCTGCACCCACGCCAGCACGGCAGGGTTGCCGTCGTTTGCCAGCGAGTAGTTGACGTACTCCTCGACGGTGGGCTTGCGCATCGCGATCACCGACATGCGGTTGCGGACGTGGAGCTGGAGCGTGTCACCCACACCCTCGGAGCTGAGGTTGGTGGTTGCGAACACCACCGAGCCAGCGGGCAGCGGGCGGGTACCGACACGGCGATCCAGCACGACAGGGAGGAGGGCATTCTGAACTGACCTCGGAGCCTTGCCAAACTCATCCAGGCAGATGACGACGGGCTGCTCGCCGTGCACACCGAACACCTCGTTGGGGTAGAAGGTGCTGGTCCCCATGGCGTGGTTGACCGACGGGATCTGGATGTCACCCACGTCGATCTGCGTGCAGTCGATGTAGACCTTGCGGTGCGTCGGCAGGTTGAGCATGCCGAGGATCGAAGACTTGCCCGAGCCCGATGGGCCCTCGATCAGGACGGTGGTGTGCTGACCGACCGCGTTGATAGCGGCGGCGCATTGGTTGATGCTGAGTTTCATGATGTTCCTTCGTTTGGTTAAAAAGTCTTAGCCTGTTTGCCGTAGCGGTAGCCGTGGCCGTCGCCGTAGCCGTAGCCGTCGCCGTAGCCGTCGCCGTGCATAGCGGCTTCAGCCATGTACCAGAAGCCGTGGTTCACATGTAAGTCCTCCACGCATCAGCGTTGCAAGCGATGAAGTGGCAGAGGCGATTGACGGGCACCAGCACGGTGGGGCACTTGTCCAGTACCGTATCCTTCAGCGGCCCTTCGATGGCGAGTTGTCCGAAGCCTTTCGTCGTGCCCGCTTTGCGGACATTGTGGCATGAAGTGATGGCGTAATACTCACCGTCGCGGATGATGTTGCCGACATACACGAAGCCATTGTCAACAATAGCGAGTTGGAATCCGAGGTTTTGCATTTGGTGTCTTTCGTTTGGTTAAAAAGTCTCAGCCTGTTCGCCGTAGCCGTAGCCGTGGCCGTGGCCGTAGCCGTAGCCGTAGCCGTAGCCGTGGCCGTCGCCGTCGCCGTGGCCGTTGCCGTCGCCGTCGCCGTAGCCGTAGCCGTAGCCGTCGCCGTGGCTGTAGCCGTTGCCGTCGCCGTCGCCGTTGCCGTAGCCGTAGCCGTTGCCGTCGCCGTCGCCGTCGCCGTGCATAGCGGCTTCAGCCATGTACCAGAAGCCGTGGTTCACATAGACTCTCCTGTGTTAAACACGTTTATCAATAAAGCCCCCGAAGGGGCGGGGTTGGAGTTCAAAGAGCAAACTTGTCGAGGATGTCGTCCATCGCCTGCTTCGTGGCACGCTGGAGTTCAGGGCTCTCCTTCAGCGAGTCCATGTCGACGCGGGTCAGCGCCCGCTCCAGATCACGCCGCGCTTCCTCAAGGCGCGGGTCGTTGGTGACGTTGAGATCACTCAACATCTTGCACAGCTCAAGGCCCTGCTCCAACATGCTGTCGTAGAGCTTCGGGCGGCGACGCTTTTTAATCTCCACCGACACCACCGTGCCGGTGTCGTCGGTCGTGGGGACCTCCTCGATCTCGTCAGGGTTGTAAGACAGCACCGCCTCCATCCGCTCACGGACCCAAGACACTTGGTCTCGCACCCTGTTCCACGTGTCCTGCACCGCACCAGCCACACGCTCTGCCGTGGCACGCTCGTACTGCTCAGCGAGTACCCGCTGAGCTTCGTGGCCGATGTCGACCCGGAAGTCGCCCGACGAAGGCAGTGGGCTGAGGGATAGCCCGAAGCGGAACTTCGCCGCCACCTCGTCGGCCAGCGGGTACTCGCTGCGGTCGAAGAGCGAGCCCATCTCGAAGGCCTGCTTGCTGATGGCTGTGCTGTAGGTGGACACGAAGGCCCGCACCAACCCGTCGAACTTGGTTTCGTACTCCGCCGCCTTGCCCACGACGTCGAGGTACTGCCTCGTGGTGATCAGCCTGTTTCCGTTGTCATCCCACGGCAAGGTGTGGGAGTTGAACCAGACACGGGCCTCGCTGCGCAAGGCCTTGATCGCCTCCAGTTCAGGGCACTCGCTGAACAGGTTCTTGCTGACGGACGCGGCCTTCTTGGACTTGGCACCCTTGTTGGCGAGCACCTCGTCCTTGGTGCGCTTGTCTTGAATGCGTGCTTCCCACACGCTGATGTTCAGGGAGCCGAGCATGGCGGCGGTGGTGATGTCGATCTTCATGACTTACTCCTTGACTTTCAGTTGATCACGCACCCACAGGGCCAGCAGCCGTGCGTCGGCAGTGGCAGCGTTGACGTGGATGAGTTCTTCGGGACGGTTTGCGAGCGGCTCCGTGTAGGTGTCTACCGTGCGCATGACATCGGCAAGCAAGCTGTCGATGTGACGCAGTGCGTCATGTATGTTCTTCGGTGATTGCATTTCACTCTCCGGTGATGCCCCCGAAGGGGCGGGGTTGTCAGTTGAACGTGATGAAACACACGAGGCATTCCCCGTGCGGGCGGAGTTCGATCATGTCGCCATGATCGACGGTGACGGTGCGCTTGCCCGTCCAACCTACGGCGTGCTTGGCACGCCTGACGATGCTGTACCTGCTCAAGGCGTCAGGGGCTTCGAGCGTGGCACGCCTGCACCAACCGTAGTTGGGCTCATGTCCGAACGTGTCGGTGACTTCGATGTTGATGATCACTTGAGTTCCTCCGGGATGTCGATGATGCCGCCGAGCTTGCTTGCCACATAGCAGCGCATAGCCGCTACCAGGGGCGTGGGGCCCGAATGCTGGCGATTGTGTTTGAATCTTTGTGCCTGATCTTTGGCCATGCCGGAGTTGTCTGCCCACCACATAGCGGTCCAATGGTCGATGTGCCATGTCACGTCGATCCGCTCCCGCTCGATGATCGGCCCACCTTGGGACCAGTCGGTGGATGGTTTCCATTCTGGGATCGGCGCTTCCTCCAGCCACAAGGGCTGGTCGTCGTCGTAATAACAAGAGGCCACAGAGTCTGGCCCCTCACACTTCGCCACCGCCCAATCGAGGGCGGGGCCGATAAGGTCTGATGTCTTGATCTTCATGGTGTCCTTTCGTTTACCGGTAAATACCGCCCTTGTTGTTGATGCCCTTCGCCGCTTCGCGTGCGAAGTCCGAGGTGAAGAACATAGGCCCTTGTTTGTGGGGCGTGAGCACCGTCCAGCTCTTGCGCTCGGCCTTGGCCTCATCCTCCCCGCACCATAGGCACAGGCGGTAGCCGAGGGCGGTACGCCGGGGGTCGATGTCGTCCCCGCACCGGGGGCATGTGTTTGTCATGTCAGTCCTTCGCGCCCTTGCGGGCGGGGTTTAAGTTGTCCGGTGCCACGGGGATGTCCCCCGTGCGCTTGCAGTACTCGACGCACTCGTCGTGCGATGCGTGGCGCATCACCGACAGGTGTCCGGTCGGGTTGTAGCTCGACCACTGCGTGGGGTGGCTGAGCTTGGGAAGCCCCGCCTTGAGTTGGTGCCATGATGGCATGTCACACCTCGTAGTCGCCCAAGCAGGCGACGCGCATCACCGGGCCCATGAACACCACCGTGGTGGCGTAGATATCCCCCGCGTTGCAGCACCACACCGGCAGATGCCGCCGCTTGTGGTGTCCGAGGAACTCCACGCCGCTGGTGCGGAGCACCCCGTCTATGCGCTGCCTTGCGATGGGGCGGTTACCCACCGTGTGCCAGATGTGGCGGATCTTGATAGCGTCCTCTTCCGTCACGTCCTTGATAGACATGAGGTTCTGCACCGACGGGGCGATGCGGGTCGGGATTCTGTTAGCCATTGTCACTCCTATATTTACCAATAAACACATGCCCGAGGGGGCACCGGGTCAGGCGAAATACCGTCCGACGATGACTTGATCTTCGTCAGCGACGAAGCGGAACAGCACGCCGCTGAAGAACGTCTCCGACACGATGCCGTCCCACCCGCCCGCGGCGAGCTTGAACAGGGGTCCCGGAGGCAGGCGGGACTGCTCCAACACCTGCGTGTCATACACGTCGTACCAGTGGCCCTTGTACTGCACGAACCGGGGGCAGTACCTCTCGTCCTCGTTGACGTAGTCGAAGTCAGCCCGGACGTTGTCCGGTAGCTCTGCGAGGCACGCCATCTGGCGCTGGTGATTGTTAGTGATGATGTTCACGTTACTCACTCCTATACTGGGTTTGATGCACGGGGGCCGAAGCCACCGCGTCGCAGCACATGCTGCCTAGATCGCTCGTTGCACCGGCTCCGCCTCTAGGCGTTGCACCGGCTCCGCCTCTAGGCGTTGCACGCTGGGCGTGCACCCACCGGACGATTTGCGCGAAGCGATCTAGGCAGGGGGCGAGTGATTTCCACCCCCTGCGAGACCTGCCGTTTAAGGTCGGCAACCCGCCACGTGGGATTTACGTGGGCCTTCCGATGCACGTTGCCGTGCATCACCTCCACAGGATTCTTACCTGTCAGAGATCGCAGGGATCAACCACCCGCCCGGGTGAAAGATAGATATGCACCTCCTTCGGTGCGTTGGGCATGTGTTGATGTACTAGCGGCGTAAGCCGCCGCCCGATGTATAACATCGAGCGCAGAGATAAATTGTTAAAGAGCGTGTCGTGTGTTTGAGCTGATCTCCCACCGACATATCTATTATATATCAATCTCGTCCTTATGTCAAGCATTTCGTTCGTCAATAGCGTCCTCCAATTCGTCGGTCTTAGTGGTGGTGACGTTGGTGTCGGCAGGGGTCGGGGCTGTGGTCGGTGTCGGTGTGGTGTTGGTGGTGTGTACCTCAGCCCAGCGCAGCCAGTGTGCATGCTGGTCCTCCGTCAGCTTCGAAGCGTGCACCCTCCCTTCAGTCACCTTCAGCCCCAACGCTGACATCAACATCACGTTGCCCGACTCGTAGGGCAAGGTCTCCCCTCCGGGGGAACGGATGTCAATGCGCCCCACCTTCGCCATGCGTGGGTCTTTCTTGTTGACGTATGCGTCATAGATCAGCACCTCGCCCGTCACTGGGCACCGCTCAGGGTAGATCAGCTCGCCCTCGTAACGCATGAGTGCGTCAGCCGCTGAGAACTTCCCGGCCAACTTCGGCGTGCCCACAGGCGACCGCAACCACAACTGATAGGAGTGTGTACGCGCCAGCATCGTCATCCTCACGACGTGCTTCCACCTCTCATCATCTTTGTAGTCAGCACGCGCTTTGGGTACCGGTGCAACCTCCGGCGCACCGAGCGACTTCACAATGACGGTCTCACTCACGTCGTACATCATGGCAAGCACGCCTATCGCTTCCTTCGGCACCGGGGCATCCGCAGGCAAGCCCAACTTGCCCATCATGCGCTCAGCACTCGATCGAATGGCACGCTTGCGGATGCCCAACAGGACGTTGCTCTTGACGGCGTAGGGGCCTGAGCCCATCGCTTGCAGGTCGTTGCCCAGGGCTTCGAACACGGGCAGGTGGATCATCTCGTTGAACACGTCAGCACGCTCAGGCGTGTCCGCAGGCGGCAGGGCGTTGCCCTCAGCGACGTAGGCACGCAGCGCCTCAATGGCGAAGCCAGGGACGGCGTACTGGTAGCTGACGAAGTACCAGACTTGATCCCCTCCGGTCCCTCCGAGGCCGTAGGCAGGCACGGGCTTTCCCCACACGGCGCGGGGCATGTGGGCGTTGTGCCGGAAGAGTGGCACCCCCTTGGGAGAGAGGTAGACGCGGCTGAGGAGCGAGGAGGGGAAGATGAGGTCCATGAGCAGGGGCTCCGGTGGGTTGAGGACCGACTATTATAAACACAGCCGGTGGGGCTGTGAGTTATTTATCACATCGCTTACCTATGGAAATCTTTTGGAGATCAATTCGTCAGCGCTATAGATCACGGTCGTTTTTGAGTAGTGTCAAATTTGTGTGTTGTTCCGGAAAATGTTCCGAAAAAGGGCCAATGTTCTGTGTGTTGTTCCGGATTTTGTTGTTTTCAGGAACGTAAAATAATCACAAAATGTCTATGATTTTGTTAGGGGTCGACGAGCGTTGTTCCAAAAAAATTGTGTTTTGGGAAAATGAAGATAGCGTCTACAGAGTGGCACATAAAAGAGTAAACAACAAAAAGTGGAATTCGGGCACCCGCGCGCCAAAAAACACACAAAAACCCGTATAAACATAAAATATAGATAACTTAGGGATACCACCTACCTATACCTCCTATTCATTTTTCTTAAAAACACAGAACAACCGGAACATTAGTACAAGAGTCTTAGAGAATCAACGACTTACGCCGTTCCAAAAACCGCAAAAAACCGGAACGCTGTTCGAACATTTGGGCGGGGTGCCTGCTCGCGTGCTCAGACTGGGATCGGGTGTCAAGTGCAGGGATCGGGTGTCCAGAGGGGTGCTATGTGTAGGTTTGTTATACACTGTATAACATTGGTTGCGTGGGGCAATTCGTCCGCGCAATGCGTCCGTGTACACGTCGCAGGCGCGTGGGCTCGCGTGCCGCTGATAGTCCGTCGTGCTCGCGTGCCCGCTCGCGTACTCGCGTGCTTTTGACACCCGGTCCGGACGCAAAAAAGCCCGCAGGGCGCGAACCCTGCGGGCACAAAAAAGCCCCGACTCTCGTCGGGGCTCTTGGGGTCAGGCCGTCAGGCCTTCCTGACCCTGCGCATGAGTGCAATCATCTCCAGTCCTGCGGACTCAAATCGGTCGACATCTGCCACGTCGACTAACTTCGTCTTCCGGGCCATGAGACCCTGGATCATGACGATTGGGTCGTCAGATTCCGTGGTCTTACCGTCCGTCTTTTCTTTCTTTTCCCGGGTCTTTTCGACCCCATTGGCAGTGTCGATATATTGTCGGACTCGGCTCATCATCGGGCCGTCGATCAACTGCATGTAGGTGCGACGCTGGGTCTTCAGAACATCATCGTCGATGTCCCTAAGTTGATCCCGGGTCAACTCAAGCAAATCCGCGATAGTCCAGCGATTCGATCCCTTAGGGGACGTTTCGGATACTGACCCGGGGACAATTGACTGGAATGTCATCCCTTTCTTTGATGCCGAGACACCTTGAACGATGAATCCCCTAACTTGATCGTGTACGGACTCATTCCAAAGCTCGTTCGGGTTTTTCTCGGTCGACTTGACCAGCATGCCCGACACAATCCCCGCCTTCGCGAGTGCCTTACCAGCCCGGGCCCATTTGTCCCGTGCGCCGTGTTCGGCCGCCGCAGCATCCGAGATAGTGGCTGCAATAGGGGTCAAATCGAACTTCATTTGCGACATGGTATCTACTCCTTTAGTCGCACCGGACAACTGTCCGGCCCAGTGTAGGAACTAGTTTCCTACACACTAGGGGAACCCGTGGGAATCGGCACGTTAAACACTGTATAACCCAGCCCCGGACCCCCACCGTCCCCCCACCCCCCGCTATGGGTTTGGAGTCCCGCCCGCCCGCTACGCTGTATTCCGCACCCACGATGACGTATTTTTTAGCGGCGTGGGACTTTAACAAGTACACCCCCGGGGTACTTAAATATGCGAACACCCCCCGTCAATGGTACCTAAAGTACCCCCCGGTTTATGGTACCAAAATGGGCAGCAAAACGGCACGGGATAGAACCAAAACTTCCCTAGTTGACGCCACCAATGGCAATGCGGTACCATGGCATTACGCCCGGGTGCGGCGCAGGAAGCCACCATGATCAAAACGCAGGTTGAAGACTTCGTCCCACTGCCCATAGGCAAGCCCCCGCAAGGGGTTTCGTACAACGAGGTGCGAGCCCGTGCACAGGCCGCGTGCAACACCGCTGGCCTTTTGCTGTCTGAGGGCTACGAGGACGAGCCACCTGACGTGTGTGAGCTGACCGACGTGGCAGAGAACGTGTTGCGCTCCGCAAGCAAGGGTGAGACGCCACCGAAGGTCAATGGGGCCTTGGAAACGCCCGAGGGTGCCTACTACGTCAATGCCATCCTGACCCGGTACGACATGGAGGTGGTGCGGGATGCCAAGCGCTTGCGCCACTACGTCACCAATCGGCTGATCATCGAGTCGGAAAACCCCGACGCCCGCATCAGAATGCGAGCCCTTGAGATGCTCGGCAAGGTCAGCGACGTCGGACTGTTCACCGAACGCACCGAGATCACCGTCAACAATCGCTCGACGGTCGACCTTGAGAACACCCTCAAGGACAAGTTGCGCAAGCTCATGGGTACGGAAGACGCTGAAGAGGCGGTGGTGCTGGCTCCGCCCATCACAACCACTAAACCAATCGACGTTGACGCGCTGTTGAGCTGACCCCCAACCCAACCCAACCCAACTCGACCCGTGCTGACCGAACAGGAGATCCAATTCGCCTTGGCGAACATCCACAGGCTGACTGCCGATGAGCAGACACGCCTACTGTCGGTGCTGGAGGAGCTGGAGCGGAGAAAGCACGCGAAGCGGTGTCAGGATGACCTGTTGGCATTCTGTCAACATATGGACCCATCGTATGTCATCGCTACCCACCACAAACGACTTGCGGAACTGCTGACAAACATCGCTTACGGGCTCAAAGACCGGATCGCAGTCTCCATCCCCCCTCGGCATGGCAAGTCGCACCTGATCAGCACGCTGTTTCCAACATGGTTTTTGGGGAAATTCCCCAATAAAAAGGTGCTGATGGTGTCACACACTGGCGATCTGGCCGTCGATTTTGGTCGAAAGGTGCGAAACCTCATTGATGACGCACGTTACAAGGCCGTATTTCCCGGGATCACTCTTGCTCAGGACTCAAAAAGCGCTGGACGGTGGTCAACCAACTCCGGAGGGGAGTATTTCGCCACGGGCGTCGGTGCCGCCCTCGCTGGTCGCGGTGCTGACCTCCTTTTAGTCGACGATCCGCACTCAGAACAAGACCTGCTTACGGGCAATTTCGATGAACTGGAGAAAACCTACCAGTGGTTCGCCTTCGGCGCACGTACCCGTCTCATGTCAGGGGGCCGTATAGCGGTAGTCCACACCCGCTGGCACCAAGATGACCTCATTGGGCACCTGATCAAGGACGGTGCCAACAATCCCAAGGCAGATCAGTACGAAGTCTTCGAGTTCCCAGCCATACTAACCGTCGAAAAGGAAGGCCCAGATGGCGTTGAAGTTGTCGAAAAGGCCCTTTGGCCGGAAAAGTTCGATCTCGAAGCCTTGGAGCGGACCAAAGCGTCCATGCCGCTGTTCCAATGGAACGCACAGTACATGCAGAACCCCACCGGGGAGCAGGGTGCGATTATTCAGCGCGATTGGTGGCGATCTTGGAAGTTGGACGACCCGCCCAAGTGTGATTTTGTCATCATGACGTTGGACGCAGCGGCGGAAAAGAACAACCGTGCCGACTTCACAGCACTCCTGACCTGGGGTGTGTTTACCGACGACAATCTGACCAACGGCGAGCCACACATCATCCTACTGAACGCCATCAACGTGCGTGTTGAGTTCCCGGAACTGAAAGACCTCGCCATTCGCGAGTGGAACGAATGGGAGCCGGAAGCGTTCATTGTCGAGAAGAAGTCCAGCGGGGTGCCTCTGTACCAAGAGCTACGCCGTATGGGTATCCCGGTGCAAGAATTTACGCCGCACCGTGGCACCGGTGATAAAGTGGCTCGTCTGAGCGCCGTGGCTGACATCATCCGCAGCGGCATGGTCTGGTATCCCGAGGGACGACGGTGGGCTGAAGAAGTGATTGAACAGTGCGTGGCATTCCCCTTCGGGTCCCATGACGACATGGTGGACTGCACCTCGATGGCGCTGTCGCGCTTCAGACAAGGTGGGCTGATTGGCTTGCCATCTGACTTCCGCGAACCTCAACATTTCCACGCCCGCAAAGCGGCGTACTACTGACCCAACACCCCAACAGCCTTCGGAGCCCTCATGGCGACCAACATTGACAAAGCGTTGTACTCGACGGGCGTGCCGCCCCTGCCGGAGGTAATGGGCGATGAGCCTGCCCTTGAGATCGAGATCGAAAACCCGGACAGTGTCACCATCGACACCGATGGCGTTGAGATCACCCTCGTGCCAGGAGATGATGACCTGGGCGACGACTTTGAAGCGAACTTGGCCGACATCCTTGACGAAGCGATCCTCGAAGAGGTTTCCGGGGGGCTGTTGGGTGACTACGACAACGACATCAACAGCCGGAAAGACTGGGAGGAGACCTATGCTAATGGGTTGAAGCTCCTGGGTCTCAAGTATGAGGAGCGGACGGAACCGTGGAGCGGCGCGTGCGGCGTCTTCTCCCCCATCCTGACAGAAGCTGTCGTGCGCTTCCAGAGCGAGGCCATCACCGAACTGTTCCCTGCCGCAGGCCCCGTCAAGGCCAAGATCCTTGGGAAACATACAAAACAAAAAGAAGAGGCCGCTGCGCGGGTGCAGGACGATATGAACTACCAGTTGACGGAAGTCATGGTGGAGTATCGCCCGGAGCATGAGAAACTCTTGTGGAACCTGCCGATCGCGGGCTCTGCCTTCAAGAAGGTCTACTACGACCCCAACCTCGACCGTCAGGTCTCGACTTTCATCCCCGCTGAAGACATCATCCTGCCTTACGGCACGTCGGAACTCACCTCGTGCCCACGCGTCACGCACAGGATGAGGAAGACCAAGAACGAGATCTTGCGTCTCCAGAACGCCGGGTTCTACCGTGACATCGACATCGGTGAGCCCAGCAAGAACATTGATGAGATACAGGAACGCAAGGATGAGGAGACCGGCTTCGCCGCCACCCATGACGACAGATTTTTGTTGTTGGAGATCCACGTCGAGCTGAGCATCCCGGGCGACGAGCACAAGGACAAGGACGGCAACCCCACCGCCATCGAGCGGCCCTACGTCGTCACGGTGATTAAAGATACCGGTGCAGTGCTCTCCATCAGGAGAAACTGGCTTGAAGGAGACTTGACCCACCAAGCGCGTCAGCACTTCGTGCACTACCAGTACATCCCGGGCTTCGGTGCGTATGGCTTCGGGCTGATTCACCTCATCGGAGGCGCGGCCAAGAGCGCCACGAGCCTGACCCGCCAGTTGGTCGACGCCGGTACTCTGTCAAACCTTCCAGGGGGACTGAAGGCCCGTGGCCTTCGAATCAAAGGGGACGATACCCCCATCGCCCCGGGCGAGTTCAGGGACGTCGACGTGCCCTCCGGCACGGTGCGCGACAACATCATGCCCCTGCCCTACAAGGAGCCGTCCCAGACGCTCCTGACGCTGCTGGGCAGCATCGTGGACGAGGCGCGGCGGTTCGCCGCCACAGCAGACCTCAAGGTCTCGGACATGTCCGCGCAGGCCCCGGTGGGCACCATGCTGGCGCTGCTGGAGCGCCAGCTCAAGATCATGTCGGCGGTGCAGGCGCGGATGCACTACGCGATGAAACAGGAGCTGAAGCTCCTGAAGGCCATCATCGCTGACTTCGCCCCGGAGTCCTACGACTACGAGCCTGACACGGCGGTGCCGCGTGCGCGGCAGAGCGACTACTCCCTCGTCGAGGTGATCCCGGTCAGCGACCCGAACGCGGCGACCATGAGCCAGCGGGTGGTGCAGTACCAAGCGGCGCTTCAGCTTGCCCAAGGGGCTCCGCAGATCTACAACCTGCCGCAGCTTCACCGCCAGATGCTGGAGGTGCTGGGCATCAAGAACGCCGACAAGCTGGTCGCGCTGCCCGAGGACCAGAAGCCCCAGGACCCCATCACCGAGAACATGAACGTGCTGCGCGGTAAGCCCGTCAAGGCCTTCGCGTACCAAGACCACGAGGCGCATATGGCCGCGCACCAGTCGTTCATGCAGGACCCGAAGATCGCAATGGCTATCGGTCAGAACCCGATGGCGCAGCAGATGATGGCTGCGCTTATGGCCCACATCGCGGAGCATGCTGGGTTCTCGTACCGGGCACAGATCGAGATGTCCCTCGGGGTCCCGCTGCCCGCGCTGGACGAGGACGACACCGCTCCCATCACGCTGGACGACGAGAAGGCTCTGGCTCCGCTGGTCGCCGCCGCTGCCCAGCGCACACTGGTGATGAACCAAGCGATGGCGGCGCAGCAGGCCGCACAACAGCAGGCCCAGAACCCTGAGCTTCAGATCGCTCAGGC